GATTTTCATTAACATGACCCCAACCCCCCTTACCACCGTTATTCATATTATAGGATAGTGAATCTTCATATAATGTTTTCACCAATTCCTTTTCTTTCTCATAAGCTTGATACAATTCCTTATATTCAAATAAAATTTCTTTTGTAAAATTTTCGATTCCATATCTTTTAATCGCTTTTCTAATAAGAGCCCCTGATCCCACATAAGAATCATCGATGTTTGATGTGCTGTGAACACCAATATAATATCTTAAATTAATATTATTTGTAATTTTATAAACGATGTGTTTTTTCATATAACTATTTATATGAAATATGGATTCCCAATGGCGAATTACTTATAATTTTTTATCATATCTTGAACCACCTTAAGTTCTTCCAATATCTTTTCTCTTTCCTTTTGCCCATCAATCATCTTGCTCTTGATAGCCACACGCTTGGAATATAGTTCCTCAACAATTTGTGGCATAAACCCTTGTTTATCTCTTCGGAAACAAGCACCGTTGGCCGCCGTGGCCAAGTTTGGTTCGGGGCTTATGCTTTCCTTTTGTTCAAGAATTCGATCAACATCCAAACCATGAACTGTCATATGCCGCACCAAAGTTTCTGGACTCATATTGTATTGCATAATTAAAGAAGGATAAAGACTGTTAAGGTCAAAACTTAACACCCATTCGTGCATTCCAACAGCTGGATCTTTAACGTAACCACCAGGATATGCAACGGATGCTTTAGGTGTACTTGGAGGAACTGCAATATGCTGTTTGGCCAATTTTCGGAAAATAATTGTATCCCAAATTGCAACAGTGCCTAATGTTTCAGAGTAGTTTACACCTGCAAAATATGAAAGTGTGAAAACAAGATTTAGCAATCCAAGTTTGGATTCAAGTCGTTCAACAAGTTCAACGTCCTTAATGTTATAATCTAGAAAATGCTGGAAATTATGTTCATACAATTTTGTAAGATTGTTGTAATCTCCGTAATCCAATTTGTTTTCACCAAGAACAAGTTCAGCGATACTATCCAATTTGTAACTTTCTTGTTGACCGTAAGTGTTAAGAGTGAATTTTTTGAATAATTCCAAATAGTCGAGTTGTTGGATTCCAAGAATTTCATAATACACATTTGTTTGACCTTGAAATGTTTTGGATTTTTGATCCACTTGATTCCAAGGTGATAGTCGATTGACATCCGTATTACCTAATATGCGAGAAATGCGATTTACCAAATATGGAATATCAAAATTAAGCGTGTTCCATCCAGTAATAACATCTGGTGTATTTAATGTATCACTCCACCAATTTAAAAAGTCATCCAACATTTCAGTTTCACTTTCAAATTGGCGATATTCCTTTTTAAGATGTGGAACAATGCTTGCTTTGGAATCATAATCTTTAAGACCCCAAGCAATGTAAGTATTGCTTCGGCTGCTTTTAATTGTTATTGTAACAATTGGATGTTTGGCTTCATCAGGTTTTGGAAACCCACCTTCGGCTCCATCAATTCCACTAGGACATTCCAAATCCAAATAGCAAATATCAATAAGCCTTTTATCATATGGTATTGCGTCCGGAAATTCTGCTTGAATAAAAGCAGGAATGTGACGTTCATTACCATAAATTTTAAACGCATCAACACCTTCGTAAGTTTTTGCAAACTCACGGCATTCACTCATACTTTCAAATCGCATCGGTTCCAATGGAATACCATCCAAACTTTTCCATTTGGCATTTGCATCTTTACTTTCAAGATAAACTACTGGGCGGAATCTGTAACTGTTGTACACTTTTTTGCCGTCGTCATCATATCCGCGATACAACAGATTGTTCATTTTCCTATCAATACATGTATAAAATCCATTAAGCATGACAATATTATACTAAAAAACCTGAACAATGTAAATCACAATTGTTCAGGTTTGAAATTTATTTTATTACTTACCTTTTACTTCAAGTGCAAGATCTGCATCTGCCTTACCCCAGGTTCCTGAGCTTTTAGTAACAAAAGAATTCACACGTGCGTATCCCCACTGCTCTTGAGTTGCACCAGGACGATGGCCGCTTTTCCATGCTCCCATACCGCGGCGCATTACAGCACGAAGAATGCCAATAGAAATTCCAGTTGCTTCACTTTTCTTTTCCAAAGCCTTTTCAATGCTTTCATTGTCAATAGGACCTCGTGACGTGGATTTTTCATTCAACTCTTGCTCTTCTTCACCAAACAGATCTTTATATTTTTGTGTAAATTTTGAAGCTTTTGTCGTTTTAAGACCTTTGGTGTCACCTGGCATTTTCTTATAAGCCGATGGATCATCAGAATCCATAGCAGCTTGCTTTGCCATTTGAGCTTTTTTCTTTTCAATTGTACTACGACTTAATCCGGTAAAATACGCACTTTCGGCCAACCAATGTTTAAAAGTTTCCAATTTCATTGTTTTTTCCTTACATTACCTATACTGTATTTGGATAAACACGTCCAATTTTTCTTTTCACTGTGAGAAAGAATTTTGATTTGTTTAAGAGATGTTACATCTTTAATACTATCATTGTGAGCAACTTGCAACAAACCCCAATCCGAAAGAAGTGTAATAATAGTATTGCGTCTACGAATGTCGTCAACTGTAAAATTACTAGGCTTACCATCAAGCATAAATAATTCCTTAAAATGAACTATAAAGTAACGTCCTTGCTTGTGTAATATGTGGCAACTTTGATATAACGTGTTATGATCTTTTTTTGAAGAAACACCAATTCGGCCTAATGTTTCCTTAATTTTAAGAAAATCGTCAGGTTCACTCAAATATATTTCTATCATATTCGAAGGAACCCATTCAATCGTTGTTTGTGAATCATCCATACCTATTATCTATTTATAATAGAATACTTTTATCTACCACCAACGTCACGTAGTTTTCTTATGTGATTCAATGCTTCAGCCGTAAACATAGGAAGAACATTACGTGCCTTTTCGGAACTATAATTATAATGTGCCATTAACATTGCAACGTCTCCTGCATCATCTGGTTTTTTGGACCATTTACTAAACCGTTTGCGCGGTCTAATAAGATTACGAAGAAAATCATATTGCATTTTAGGTGCACACGATGAACGAATGTTCATTTCATTTGCAAACAATACGGTATCTTGAAAATATGACAACCCTCGGTTAATCATAAACGGTAAATATTGTTTATCAACAGCATCAATGTCAGCTGCGGAATCACTATAATCCGCTCGTGAATTTTCCATTAAGTTGACACCTCTTGATCCTTCATTAACACTATTAATAAAATCAAAAGGTGATAACTTTTTAGCACCTGCGGTTTTTTCTTTTGTTTTTGCCGCGGCCATATTATTTTTTCCAAGTTACATTGCTCATCAATTCAGTTAAGCACGCAACCATGTTCAGTTCTCTGTCAGCAACAAACGCAGCTTTATAGCTGTAATCAGCCAAAATGAGAACTGCGGATGGAATGGTTGAAGGTTCCGCAGTATCATACAGTCCATCATAAATCTTACGAAAAATAACACTGCTGTCAAGTGAACTGTTGTTTACAACCCAACTGCGCATACTTTTAAAATCCTTATCACGCAAATAAGACGTCAGTTGAGCAATGTTTTGATCACTCATACCTACAAGAATTTCCGTTGGAATTGTGCCGCTTGTAGAATACCTTTGACATTCATTTAGTACTCGGCGCCAATCTGGAGCATAACGAATAATTAATTCGGCAATTGTCTTTTCTTGAAATGATATACCTTCTTGTTTAAGAATAGAAGAAAGACGTTTCATAAAATCACCTGCCAATGAAGCAAGTTGTTTTTTATTTGTGTTAAATTCAATAACACTGCATCGGCTATGAAGCGGCTCAATAATTCTGTTCTTAAAGTTACACGTAAGAATGAAACGACAATTATTGCTAAACTCCTCAATAAAACCGCGAAGTGCCGGCATTGTACTTGTCGGATTTAAATAATCAGCCTCGTCTAAAATTACAACTTTATAACCACCAGTAAGCGATACCGTACTGGCAAATTGTTTAATTTTATTGCGCAGCACATCAATGCCACTTTCTTCCGATCCGTTAATCAAAATGTAGTCAAGGTTAAGCATATTACATAATGCCTTGGCTGCAGTTGTTTTTCCCAAACCAGCTGTTCCGGAAAACATAAGATTTGGAAGTTGTCCTCCTTGAACAAGTTCATTCAATGTTCTTTTAAGATCAACTGGAAGGATACACTCGTCAATGGTTTTTGGGCGATAGCGTTCACACCACAAATATTCGTTATTGTTTGAATTCATAATATATTAAAATTAAAGGCGCACTTGTTTATGTATATGACAAGTGCGCCGTTTGTGTGTTTTTTAAATTACAGGTTTGATTGTTGTAATTTGTTGATACAAGTCCTTAATAACACTTGTTTCATTTTCGAAAGAAGCAGCATTTTTCTTGTGATAAATTTTTGCAACTTTTCGGATAAAGCTTTTTTCAACGTCCAATGCAGCACTGGTAGCATTAATAATTTCCTTAATTTGATCACGAGCATCATCCATCTTTGAAAGCTCTTCTCCAATTTCCTTAATTGCACCGAGCATTGCTCGTTGTTCATTTACATCTTTTAGCTGGTTCATATTGTATTATTGTTCGTTCGCTGTCAAGTCTAGTTCAAGTTGTTCTTTTTCTTGTTGTGTTGTAATAAGAGTTTTCAATCTTTCAAACAGAGCACCTACAATTTGAAATTCATCAGGTTGAAATGCACCTCGAGTACTAACGGTATTAATAACATTAAGAATAAGATTGACATCTTGAGCGGAAATGTCAAACATTAAATTTTCGGATTGTACATTCATAACTTATAGATTAAAAGTTGAAGTTTTTTCCAATGCAATAAAATATTGAACTGGTTGTGATTGATTTGGCCAACGTGAAATAAGTTTGCTGCTGATTTCAACTTCATAATTACCTGGGACAACCTTAAGATTGGCAATCAAAAAGTGTAGATCAAACGATGCCTTTTGGCTATTATTTTCATCAATAACAATGGAAAAGGTATTGGCGGATGAATTTTTTGGATCGCCAACCGAAAGTGTAACAACACCATCAGAACCACTGATTACTAGAATTGAATGACCCAAGGCGCCAGCGGCCTTGCGAATTTGAGCCAACACATCCTCGGTAAGTGTTACAACCAAATCGGTTGATGGCATATTAATTTTACTCTTAGGTGTAGTTAAAATGCTTTGATCTGCAAACCGATAGCTTGCTTTAGTGCGGCCGCTTTTGAAAAGCACACTGTCTTCGGAAAAATGAAGTTCAGGATCTTCCATCAATCCAAACATGGAAATAAATTCATTAAGATCATAAATTCCAAAGGTGGAACCAAATGAATTTACATCAGCAATTGCCATAATGTTTTTGGCTTCGGAAATTGTCGAGATAGGTTCACCTGCTTTTACCAGCAGATTGGAATTAATGGATGAAAAGTTTTTAAGAATATCTAGCGTTTGTGTATTTAGTTTTGTCATATGTAGATTATACTATAAATTGAGGTAAAAATAAAGGGATTTGTTTTTTAATTTAAACATCAAAAGGCGGATGGGTACTCATGACCCATCCGCCGTTTTAAATTACCCAACTGCAACGACGGAACGTGCGCGGTTTGGAGCGCGATGTGTTCCAAGACGATAGCGACGGACCTTTTCACCACGTTGCGTTTTGCGATCATTAAGATAGATTGCAAAACCTTCTTCACGAAGCTTAGAGATCACGCGAGACGGATCCGAAATTCCGCTTTGCTTTGCTTCATTTGCTGAAAATTCATTGCCTTCCAAAAGAAAGGAATAAATTGCATCGGCTTGAGTCATGTTTTTTGCAAGACGTGCCAGTTTTTGTGTTTGTTTCTTAGTCATATATTTGTATTCTTTTTTTTTTCTT